ACCATCTGGTCTGTACTACCGAAACTTTTTTCAAACACTATAAGGCCAGTGGGGATTGCATCAGTCATTACCTTTCCCACTTGATTTTTTGAATACCTATTATTGTTTTCATATTGCGCCCAAGTTCCTGCGGAGCTGGGGAATGTTGAATTATTATCTTCAAACCCACTAGAAACATTAGCCCCAATAGTTGCTATTGTGGTTGAATCTAGGGAAGCAACATTTTGCAGTTGCTTACTGTCGTTTATGACAGTTGTTCCATTTACTTTTATAGCCATCTTCGTTCTCCTTTAAACTATTAGCCGTTAAATTAGCCCATCAATAACTGGTCAATCTGAGCCTGTTGTTCTTTAATTGCTTCGATAAGTACAGCTACAATGTTGCCGTATTTAACTGACTTGATGCCATCCTCATTAGTGTTGACTACATCAGGCAATACATCTTCTACTTCTTGAGCAATGACACCTACCTCTGAGCTACCATCCGCTATCCAATCAAAGCTAACGCCACGCAAAGACCTAACTACATCTAATGAGTTTGTGAGTGTCTCTACATTTGTTTTAAGTGTAGCATCTGAAGTGGAGTTGAAGTTGGTTGCACTCACGTCACCTGTTACTGTGACACCGCTACTCGTTGTTTCAAATTTCTTGGAGTTGTTGTGGTATAGCTCTACCCCACCATCAGCGATAAATTTACCCATATATTCGGAATCTGTTTTTGTAATGCGAACATCAGTACCATTTGTATCGATTCTTAATTCACCAGTGCCTTGATCTTGTATATAACTCCTAGAACCATCGTGATATATTTGGAGATCAGCCCCAGTTCCTATATTGAGTTTTGCATTGTCTACAAGTGAGACACTATAGTTAAATTTAGCGTGACCAGAATCAGACATATCAAGGGTGAGGGCTGTGACAGTTGAACCACCATCGTTGCCTTTAAATTTTATATCGGAGTCTGATATAGCATTGTAAAGATTAACAGATGTATTGCTATCTCTACCTATCTCAAAAGCGCCTGCGCCACCATCTTTAAACCGCCAGATACCACCATCAGAGTCAAGAATTAATTCTCCTGCAACGTCTAGTGTTAAGTCGCCAGAAGAAGTAATGTTGTTGCCATTTACATCTAAGTTACCACCCAGTTGTGGGGTAGTGTCGCTCACAATATCTGTGCTTAGATTATCAAATGATGTTTTAAATGCGGCTATATCTACACCATCAACTGTACCGCCAACTGTAATATTGCCAGTTGCGCTTATTGTTGTCCCTGCAATAGTTGTCCCTGCAATAGTTGACGCAGAGTTTGCACCAATTGGCGTTCCATCTATTGATCCAGAATTAATATCAATGCCAGTTACAGGCGTCGTACCATCCAACAAATTATCGACGTTATCTAAGTTGGTATTTATCTTTGTACCCCAAGTATCCTCGGATGCGCCGACCTCTGGCTTTACCAGACTGTATGTGGTTGTTGTAGTATCTGCCATGTTAAGCTCCTATAGTTGGCCTTTCGGCCTAATATCGTTCATCAATGTAAGAGAAAGACGCAGTAGGCGCTGATCGCATACTGCCACAAAAATGCTTAAATTGCAACATCATGCGGCTGTCCATATTTCTGTTACTTTTGGTATTGTTTCCCACTTCTCAATTGCATTGCAAGTTACTGTCGTTGACGCAGATGTTGCCCCAGCGAATGACATAACCTTATTGCACGTCGCAATGACAGATGAGGTTGTAGTTATTGTTGCGCCAGATTGATTAACATCCGAGCCACTGGACGCCGTACTAGATACGCCCACAACATTATTTGATGCAACTTCGCGTACACGCTCCATATCTGACGTGTTTGTTGCGGATGTGGCTATTGTCGATCCAGTGCTTTGCACTCTATTAGATGTGGCTGTGGCACTTGATGCTGTAGCAATGGTTGACTCGCCAACAACGTCAAATACAAATGTAGCTCCGCCAGATAATGTGCTAGACGCCGTTGCGCTTGCATTTCTATCACGACCAGCAGATGCAGTCGTGCCTGACGCTGTGATTACAATTGATCCACTTAGTCTAGCTCGTATAGCAGAAGAGGCTGTGGCTGATACAGAAACAACTGCACCAGCTCCATCAGTGACAAATCCATCTAGCCCAAAATTATATGAGCCGTATGTACTTTGTCCAAATCCACTACGATATTCAGCCATCTATTAATCTAACGTAATATCAAGATCGCCTGCTGGTAATCTAAATACATCACCAGTATCAATTGCTTTGCTTGTCGTTAGAGCCGCGTATGCTATTAGATTACCGCCAGAAGCCGCATCAAATACGCCAACATGCGTAACTGTTCCATAGCCTGCTGTAGCTGTGGGATATTCGACAGATGCAGAATTTGATGCAGTGTTACCAGATACAGTAAATGCAACTGACTGACGCGCATATGCACCACCTGTTACTTCAGTACCACCACCAGTATCACTTGGTGCGGCTGTGTATAATGCAATGTGCCACGCAGTAGGACGTGTCACTGATGATGTAGTAAACACGTAGTTTAATACTCTTGTTTCGAAATCGTTTGAAAAACTCATTTTAATATGCCCTTATTTTCATTCGACGACCAGAGCCGCCGTATTTAGTTTGATCGCTGACTGCATTAATTGCGTCAACAGCGCTTTGATACAAAGCCGCCCAAGTAGTAATTCGAGCGTCTTCTTTTAAATATGGGGCTGAGTGTACCAAAGCTCCATACAAATAAGCATCTGGATATTCGCCCAGAAGCCAATTAGTTGTATTACTGTCAGATAATGCTGGAATTTTCTGGTAGTAATATAATTCTGCATCATAAACGCCATCTGGCGCTGGATGCACTTGTAACTCGCCAGCAGTCATTGCGTAGTATCTTGGATGGCCTGACACGTTGCCAGCTCTTCGCTGTCTGTCTAGTAATTCCGCTTGCGATATTAATTCTAATGGGTTTGTCTCGCCACTCGTAATATGAAAGCGGATAGGCTCTAGCATATCGGCTGGGATCGCGCTGTATTTTGTGTCAATCTCAGCAGTGGATCTAGTTTCCATTTTCCAATGGCGTAAACTGCGATTTAATTCAGCCTCGGCTAAACTTATGAATGTACTAGACACAGATGCAAGATCATCACGATTTAAAAAATCCGCGATTGTCGTCTTTAATTCTGCGTATGTTGTTATTGGCATTACAATAATCCCATATTATTTTTTAAAGTTTGCTCGTCATTGTTTAACACATTGTAGCCTAATAAGCCACCTATAGGTAATGCAAACTTATATTCGTTTAGTTTTCTAAAAATATCAGCTCTTGTCATTCCCTCAACAGCATCATCATAAAGCTGTATGTCATTAACGCCCTGCCGCCGTAAAATATCCTGAGCTTCAATGTTTCCTTTAGGAACAACTGCTGTTGGAAATTCTGACAGGCTTAATGCTGTCTTTGGTTTTGCCTCAAAATATTCAGTTGGCATATCTTTAACTTCAGATTTAAATGAGTTAAGTATTTTTACTGCATCTGACATTGCTCCAGAAGGGGCATCAAAGCGCGATACATTTTTACCTTGCGCTATACTTTCAAGGTAATCGTTTGTATCTCGCCAGCTCCCATCAAAATACTTTTCTGATAAAAGATTAATATTATCATCAACGACGCTTTGAAATTGACTTTTTATATCTTGCATATCATTAGAGTCAGTTTTTGCTAATAATCCCCTACTGTTTTTTATATCTTGCAAGTTATTAAATTTATCAGTTGATAAAGCCCTCATTAAACCAGCAAATCCACTAGAGCCTTTTTCCGTACCAACCTTGTATGCTTTATCTTTGTTCATTCTTTTCATAAGAGTAGGCATATCATAGTTCACTGCCTTACGTCTGGCGCCGCTTTTCGTGAATGGATCTTCTGGTATTAATTTTCTTGCCATATCTCCATAAGCGCTTAAACCAGCATACTCATCAATCTCTCCCCATGATCCAATTTTTCTGCCAACTTCTCTGGATAACGCCTTTAAATCGCTAAAATCTTTAGGATTTACATTAATACTTGGGTTTGCTATTGCGTATTGCGCGGCCTTTAGTG